GAACTTGTACTTCGCTCTCGGTGTTAGCTTGAATGGTTACTGCAGTGTTAGCTGCTTTAGCTGCTGCTACGCCACGAGTTGGCTTAGGAATATGCAGTGTGTCGCCTTTTTTGCCTTTGAAAGACATTTTACGGACGAGGTTTGCAAGAACTAAGTTTGCTTTGTATGCAGCTACTACTTCGTCACTCCAAATCTCTGGAATAAACTTGTCTGCTGCTGTTTTGTTGACGATAGATGTACTACCGCCGGGGTATGTTACTGCTGCCATGATTAATATCCTTTGTTAATTATTAAGTCTAAAATTACTTAACTCTTCCCTCTGCGTATGCTGCTAGGATGTCATCCTGTAGTGCTTCATAACGACTAGGGTCGGTAAGTTTCAATTTAATTAGGTCTGCTCGACGATATACTTTTCGGCTACTCTCGCCAGCGCCACCAACATCAACTGTAGCTGCCTTCATTGCTTGTTCTTGAGCTTTGCTTTCTACTGCTGCAGTTTGAGTCGTTTGAGTTTGCTGTTTGATTTGTTTAAGTTCTTTGTAAGTACTTAGCAACTCATCAGCGGCATCAAAGTCAAATTCTGCATCAGCTTTGGCAAACAAGTTCAGTCGAATCTTAGAAGATTTAACCCAATCTTGGAATCCAGTATCTTGTGCGATAGTGGTAAAATCAGGATGTTTAGCCGACAGTTGTTGTGCCGTCTTCATCTTCTTCATTTCTAATGCTGCTTGTCTAGCTTCAATTACAGCGGGATGCTTTTCTACTTGTCTGTTGACAGCCTGTTTAGGGTCTACAAAAAAGTCTTCTTCAAGCGATTCTTCAATAGGCGCTGTTTCTTTTGTTCGAGCTTCGAGTTGTTGCTTTAAAAGCTGGTCTGCAAGACTTCGTACTTCGTGAACCTCGTTTGCTTGACGACCGATTAGCTTTTCAGCCTCTTGGTGCATCTTTGCAATTTCTGCTGCAGATTTACCTCGATACTTCTCAGGTAACTCATCTACTGGTTCTTGTTGTTTAACTTCAGGTTGTGCATCAGTTGTTGATGCCTCTGGAGTTGTAACATCTTGTACTACTTCTTGCTCATTGCTTTCAAACAGTTCTTCGTCTTGAATAAATGTTGCTGCCATTTAAAGTCTCCTGTCACCGAATCAAGTGATTTTAGGATTAATAATCTGAGGCTTTATTTCCCAATAAAGGTATCTCAGGCGTTTTGCTTTGCTTCTTGCTTCTGTTTGTCTTCGTGCCTTTTCGCCCATCTATCGTAGGCAGATACGAAAACAGGGTCAGTGCCATCTAAACTAATTCGTATAGGCGAAATAATTCGGTTAGCATCTAAACCACATTCACAGGGAATTACTGTTGTTTCATCTGTAACAAAACTCTCTGTGATATGTCCTTCTGAGCATTTAAAGTCATATAACTTCCTACTCATTCGCCGTGTCTCCCGACAAGAGCTGTTCGTAGGATTGCTCTGAAACATCTTTTAAGCTGATTAACCACTGGAGAATGTCCAGTTGTCCACGCTTTAGTTGTAAATCAGTCTCGTTTTGGATTGGTAATACTTGATTTAAGGAATTGAACATATTCTGTGCATCTTCCATCAAATCTAACCAGCCTTGAGTCGCCATCATTGCAAAGCGACTCTCATAGTATTCTTGTAGTTTTTTATCTATCATTCTTTGTCCTTGTTGGAGAATGTCTTTTTTATTTAGGAAGTAAGTTAGTTAGCGCTTACTTACATTTATAGGTGCATTTTACCACAACTTTATAAAAAAGTCAAGTAATTTTTACATCTTTTGTTGTTTTTGCATCTGAAGCTCAACAATCTTGCCTTTATTCTTAATATCGGCTTCTTTGAGCATCAATTCTGCTATCTTAGCTCGTTTAGCGAACTCAGATTCTTGGTTTTTACTATCAATGTTAGTAGATAACGAACTAATAACCTTGGCACGAAGCTCTTCTGGCATCATTTGAGTCTCTACAACTGTCTTAGCAGCCTCTGCAGAGTCTCTTTGCGCCCTAGCCTGTAGTGACTGGGTAGTGGCTTGCTTCTGTTGCATATCCATCTGTAGCGCCATCTGCTGCATTTGAGCCTGTTGTGGGTCTGGTTGACTCATTTGGGTCAATGCTTGCTCCAATTCAGCCCTATTAGACAGGCTAGAGTTACCAATAATGCCTTTAAGGATGATTGGTAGTACTGGAGTGTTTGGTCCAAGGGTCTGCAACAAGCCAATAAGCTGCTGTTGTTCGTACTCACGAGCCATAATACCCAAAGTAGCGCTAGGCATGAACTTCATGTCTACAGAAGGATAACGCTCAGGGTCAAACTGCATATAACGGAAGGCTGCTTTCTTAATTAGCGGAACCATGAAGTCTTCTTGGAAGTTCGTCAGAGTCCGCTTATACTTCTTAATAATGCCAGCCATTGCCATTGACATACCAGCGCCAGAAGCGTCTCTGGAAGCCTGTGATACTACGCCTTGGCTATCTAGCGTTCCAGTTGCCATTAGAAGCATACGCTCAAACTCTTTAGAGGTAGCGAAGTTCTCAGGACTAGTTTGTCCGAACTTGAATGGGAATAGAATCTCTGCTGGATTACCATTAGTAAGGATTGCTTTACCGGGCTTGACTTCAAAGCGTGAGCCACGAGGTAAGCGAGTAGCATCCATCGCAATCATCGGTGCGGTTGTCAGCGCTAAGCTGTCTAGGTGACTGCGTAGTTGAGCATCGATAGCCTTTTGCATATTGTAGGCTTTCTCGACAGTACCACGACCCCAAAAACGATTAGGGACAGTATCGTCCTGATAAGCCAAAACAGGGCGGTCTTGCATCATGTAGGGATTCTTCTCAGCCTTGAGTAAGAGTCCATCGTTAGCGATAACGACAATAGCTTCTACGAGGTCGCTATAGCTGTCAGCGGTGCTGTCTTCAGGGAAGAGGTCAATTACTTCTTCACCTTCGTTCTCTAACTGCTCTAGATACTCACGAGGGACTAATCCGTAGTAGGTTAAGAGCTTGACTTTGTCGTCTTGGTACTGAACTACTTCTTGAGTAACTTCGAGGTCATCATCGTTACCAGCAGGTCCGATGTCTACCTTACGATAGATACCCTTTTCCATTCCTTCTACTACTTTGTGAATAGACACAAATTTCTCAATGGCACAGCCCATCGCATCGTCAATCGAGGTAGCGTTGGGGTCAATTAAGAAGTTCTTAGGATTGACAGGATTAACCTTGACGCAGAAGTACTCTTTTTCTTGTACGCCATAGGCGGCTTGTTCCATGCCCGGCATTGGCATCGTAGCAGGGACAAACTCTTTCTCTTGCTTGACGATAATCTCGCCAATACCAGTACCGTAAATCTCAGCCATCAATTCGATTTGGTCAATCGACTTACGAATCTTATGTTTTTCTAAATCTTCTTTAAGTTGTACCTTAATAGCTTCAACATCCATCGGATTGTTGTTGTAGTCTCTAACATCGTCTTTGATGTCAAAGAACTCTCCGTTACCAAAGATAGCTTCCATGATTTCAGCATGGCGGGTTTCTACCGCTTGCTGTGTAGCTGGACTAATTAAGCGACTACGCTCAGACTCTCGTGTCTTGTCTTCGTCAGCCCATACGCCACGGAAAATTCTTTCGTACTCTTTCCAGTCTTCTAAATAGTTCTCGTCTCTGGAATCTCTCCATCTGTCGCAATGTTGAATAACAAAGGCAGTTAATTCTTTATCTGATTCGGAAGGTTCTTCCCAAACAGTACTTTCGTTCATGTCCATATTTTCAGCCATTTTATTCCTTTATCAATAGCCACTAATTACATCAAGAGCTTCCCAATCGTCTTCGTCGTTGTCAATACTGTAGCTCGTGACAGCGAGTTGGTCGATATAGCTTAACGCATCAGGTAAGTCATCATGCACCTGTGCGGTTGGAAACATTAGTAGTTGGTCAACAAACTCTTCAAAGTCTTCTTCAGCATTGAGTATAACTCGTCCATGCTCGAAGCGACCTTGCAAAGCCCAAACAATCCTAT